ACAAGTGCAGATATTACAATTGACGCACAAGGAAGAATAACGGCAGCAGCAAACGGAAGCGCAGGAACTTTCTTTATTCAGCGTTACTTGAGCGAAGCCAACACGCTACGAAGTGGAGCAACGGCAACAACAGAAATCTATTTTACTGCTACGGCTGAGGGTAACGGATTAAGCGAGAGCGCAAGCAGCGATACACCGACAGCGGGTAAGATTATAAACCGAAAGATTTATTATTCAGAAACGGCCTTTGCGGATCCCGATACGGGTACATGGGTTCAGTTTACACCTGCTCCGGCAGATGATGCAACTTTCGCAACCGTCAAAGCTGCGTTGTTTGAGTATCTAAAGGTTCGAACGGGCGGAACGATTCCAATAAGTCTAAAGCAGACATGGCAGGAAACAGAACCTTCAACGTTCTTGCTCGACCAATCGTATGGCAGCGGTGCTGCTGCTGCATATTCAACGCGTCAGCTACGTAATGCACAGACTGAGTGCATGGTTATTCTGAGGGCATCGGATAGCACGACGACCACGATTGGATTTGATGGTTCGGGCAATATCGACGAGGCAGCTATAACGACTTTCTGCACGGGCACAACTTGCACGGTCAGCGAGTGGAAAGACCAAAGCGGAAACGGGAACGATGCGACGCAAGCAACGGCAGGAAATCAACCGACTATTTACACGGGTGGGGCATTGGTAAAGCAGAACGGAAGGTTGGCTTTGTCTATTGACGACGGATTCATGGACGCAGACAGCGCCATCAGTTTTACTTCAGATTATTTTATCACATCTGTATTCAACACCAACACAACTCAAGCTTTTAATATGCTTTTGGGTTCTTATAATGACAACAGAAGTTATTTGTCTTTGAGAACAAACGAAATAAAAACAAGGAATTCAGCCAGCTTAGTAAAGACGTTTAATGGCGTAGCTATTGGGCTTTCATACAACCAGCGTCAGTTGTTGACTTTATCACGCGCGAGCAATAGCTTGCAGCCATCAGTTGACGGCAACGCGCACACAGCACAAACTACGAGCGGGACTTACAATTATGACGAGCTTTTTGCTTACAATTCAGGTAATGGTTCTTATCGTTTTGGCGGCAATTGTCAGGAACTAATTTTATACGCAATAGACCAACTGACCAACCGCACATCCATCGAGGAAAACGTAGGCGATTACTTCACCCAAAACACGCCACTACTTGACACGTATTCAGGTGCGGCGGCGGCGTACTCTTTGAGGCTTTTGGATTCGACGTATTCAGGAAGTGCAATCCGAGTCCGTAGGTCGTCAGACAACACTGAACAAGATATTGGTTTTAACGTCTTCAATGAGTTGGACACGGTTTCTTTGACTGCCTTCGCAGGTGCGGGTGATGCCTTTGTAAAGACTTGGTATGACCAAAGCGGAAGCAGCAACGACGCGACGCAAGCGGCAACAACGAGACAACCTCAAATCGTTTCAAGCGGTGCGGTGATATTGGACAACGGGAAGCCTGCGATGGAGTTAGCTGTATCCGACGACGGCTTTTCGATGAGTGGCGTTGGTGGAACAGGTTCTAAGTTTGGATTTATAACACATTCAGTTGATTCAAGTGATACGAAGTGGTCTTTGTTTGCTGAAGTTTCAGGTGCTAATGTAATACCCTTGGGTCAATCAGGGTCAAATGCGGCAGGGTCGTTTGGATACACTATGAACAACATATATAAAGATGGTTTATCTATAAACCCAAACACACGTGGGGACATCTACAACGCATATACCAGCGCAGGACAAAGCCTTACGGCTCTTGACTTTTCAGGTAATGCGGTTGGAATCTTATTCAATAGGACTTCATTTGCAATGCAGGGTAAAGCGCAAGAGGTAATAATATACGACTCCGACGAAACTGCCAACCGCACAGGTATTGAAACCAACATCAACACCTTCTATAACATATTCTAATGAACGGCTACATCATTGTTTTACCTGAAGGCGTTTTATCTAGCGAGCAACGCGCGGAACGAATCAGCCGCGAACTCTACTGCGTGACCGCACCACTTGCCACACAAGAACCCTACCAACACGATGGAAAGGTATTCGCTAGGGTGGAACATCCTGACGGGGTGCAGTTCGCTTTGCAGGTGGATACAGAGTACAATATACCCGTGAGTCCATTGGCGACGCTAGAACGGCTTATATCGCTTATGACGGAACTCACAGAAATCGAAGTGCGGCAGCTTTCTAGCTACGTTCTTAATTCGCAATCTTTCCCGTTTGGGGCAATCGTTCCGAGTACTACAACGGTAAGGACATACGAAGAGATGGTTGAGCTAGGTTGGTTTCCTGAAGATCCCGAATCATGAGCGAACTCAATAAGCTACTAATAGCGTTTTCAGATGATATCCTCAAGAGCGCAAAGCGTCATCTTGGGGGAAGACGTATCGGAAAGAATAAGAACTACGGGGTCGCTTCCGGTCAGCTCAAGCGGTCGCTATCTTATAAGATTCGAGTACGTGGAAACGATATACGAGAGGTCACCTTCGGAGCTAAAGGGAAGGCGGCTAAATACGCGCCCTTTATCCATTTTGGAGTCAACGGAACACAGAAGAACCAGAAGTCGCCCTTTACGTATAGGAAGCAACCTCCGTCGTCTGTCTTTGTCAAGTGGATAAAGCAGAAAGGAATTAAGCTCAGAGATGAGAAGGGACGCTTCAAGAAACAAAGCGAGAGCAACATCAAATCCGCAGCGTTCTTAATAGCTCGCTCGGTAAAGAAGCGCGGGATCGTCGGGCTTAGGTTTTACGAGAAAGCCTATGCAGCGGTTTCGAAGCGATATGAAGCCAAATTTGGGGATGCCGTAGCCGAGGATATAGCGGGCAAATTGAAAGCAAAACTAGGAAACATTACAATCTCTAACTGATGGCTGAATTTAACCAGACTCCCTCCGGGCTTTGGAAACCCGCAGGACAGAAGCTCATCTTCGATATGATTGAGCAAGGCACGGTCAACGATGCGTATCGCTATGTTATAACGGTGCTTGAAAATGCCGTGCAAATTGGAAAGTTCTACATTACTCCCAATGTACTTGATACCGGAGTTTTTGACTTGGGGGAAGTTGTCCGGGGACGGTTAGCGGTAGACCCTAGAAAGTACGGATTGACAAACGTAATCCACTCGCTAAACAATAAGGCTTTTACAAAATCGAACGGCAATGTCAACAAGTATACTGTTGAGCTTCGATATTGGAACGGAACAACCGAGTCTGCTCTTGAAGACACTCAAGATATTTGGCTTATCGACGGATACGAACAAATAAGCTCGGGACTAGACCCGTCTTTTTCGGATTACTATGGAACGGCTTCAACGAAGAAGTTTTGGTTAACCGATAGAGAGCCTGAGAGCAACATAATTAACATAACGGCGGGCATTGAAGACACGGGTGTTTTAACCTTTATAAACACCGATGATACGGGTTCTCTTGTGGACGCAATTCTTATCAATATATATTCTGCTGACGGCTCAACAACGGATACGTTAGGCTACACTATTAACACCACAAACGGAGCGGTTCTACCTAGCGCATCCGCTACCACATATTACTATGGAACGCTTTTATATGGAAGCTTCTTCCCTGCCTCGCTTACCGCGCTTACAACGAAGCTCAATAACATTAGCGGAGGTTGGCTTTATTACGATGTAATTCCGACGGGATCATCTGTGCAAAAGGGGAACGCCTACCGATTTACAAACAACTGCCGACCCGTTAAAAATACATCCGTTCAGCTCGGTTGGGCAAATACTCGGGGCGGTTGGGATTACCTCCGTTTCGATGGTCGTAAGCTTAAGACTGTAACCCGCGAAGAGAAGACATACCGAAAGCAAATAGGAGACTACAGCGCGGCTTCATTTAGCTTAGGAGCAACCGACAGAGAAATCACACCCTATCAAGTAGAGGCCAAAGAGATGTATCAACTCAATGGTATTTTAACCTCTGAGGAATACGAGCTCTTTCAGTATTGTTTCCGTTCAAAGAATATCATGGCGCGTATCGATGGCTTTTGGATTCCTGTCACTTTGAAAGAGTCCTCTCTTCAGGTGGAATCGGATACAACGTCCAAGGTCTACATCGCTACCATTAACGTCGAACTAGCTCAAATTCTCCGATGCTAAGATTAACCCTTGCAGACAACGATATCGAGCTTTATCAAAACGAGCCGGTTAACCTCTCGTATCAATTCAGCGACCTCCAAGAAATAAACTCTTCACGCGCGAATTTCTCGCAGACTTTCCGCGTCCCTTT